CTCCTCCACGCCGGTCAGCGTCAATGTTGCAGGGTATGTTCCCGACGGGTGATCCCACAAATAAATATACAGTCCTGTCGGTCTGTCTACCGCCGTGATCGTCCCTGCAAGCACCACGCCCGGCATCGAGGCATCAATGATGATGTGATCCGAGCCCAGCGAGAGATCCAAACTGCTGTATTTGCCGGGATAAAAGATCACCGTTCCCGGCTCGTCCGCCGCCCAGGTCTTGCTCGCTTCAAACGCATCAATCGCCGCCTGAATCTGTGCGGAGGTCATGCCGGGATGAATATACAGCGTGTTGCTGTTCTGAGCCGCCCGCAGCAGGTCCATGCCGGGAACGCGGTTATTAACGTACAACCCGCCATAACCTCCAGTGGCACCGGCTGACGCTGCCAGCATCAAAACAAATAATATTCCAATAATTCTACGCATAATAATCCTTTCTTAAAAGCTCGGCACAGACCGAAAGGCCGATAGCTGCTGTAAATGACTTCTGGCAATTGAATTCAGGTGAAGCTGGTAGATACCGCTCAATTCACCAGCTCCATCGCTGTCCTTTTGGTCTAAAAACATCTGAATGGCTGTACCATAGGCGACAGCCGGCCCCCATTTCGGATTGATAACAGCATCTGTATCCTCCACGAGGGCGGCTGGTCGCTGAACGGCGGCTGCCTTGACGGTATACAAGCCGTCTGGGATGGGTCTTAAGTACAAGGTAGAACCGTACAGAAGCAGCGCTATCGGCTCATTCTTATCAGCACTATCATCTTCCGGATAAAGAGTAAAGAATGCATTGGCATCGGTCCAGAACCCAAGTTTCACAACTGCATCACCATCACCATCGTCAACCGTAATGGGCTTTTCAAGTCTCAAAACAGAAGAAGGCAAGCTGTAACTGCCCGTTCCGTCAACTGTGTCAAACGTATAAAAGGTTTTCAGCTCCGGCAATTCGACTTCGTTGGGGAACGCGTTCTGGTAGAAATCATTGATCGTGTCATTCAGCACAGAATCAGACAACTGTGAAGCCTTTTGACCGCAATTGGGCTAATGTCCAGTTCATGGAAGGCTTTCTCGAAATTAAAGCTCATTAACGGTAAGTGTAATTCCCTGAATGGCAATGTCCGTACTGGCTGCGGTTGTACCCGTAATAACAACATAGAATGTTTCATTATTCGCAACCGCTTCATTAAGTCCGCTTTTACCCGATAATATTTGCGTATCTTCTGTAACAGAGAGTTGTGTAATTGTTCCTACACTGGCATCGGCTACATCAGCGGCAGCGGCGGTGTGTTTTCGCAAATCCGCATTCAGCGTTACCGTCCCGCCATCACTTTCAATCTGGCCGATGATTGAAAATCCTGTAATGGTATAGCCGACCTTAAGCGGCACGGTGATTGGAATCACCATATTTTCTTCTGTTTGGGAAGCCGGCAGAGTTGCCAGACATTTACTGTCCGCTGCATTGATTACCCATCCTTCTCCGGAAGCACCCACTTTCGCACCTGCTATGCCCTGAACATATTGTTGTGCTGTGCGAACAGCTGATGTGTTAAGCAACACCGTTCCCGTTGTTTTGGGAAGTGTGATCATACAGTTTGTCGTTGGTTCAGTAACCGAAATATATGTTTTTCCCCCACCAATCGTAGCTCCTTCAAATATAATCGGGGAAGACCCATTGAAATAACAAACACCATCAAAAACCATGTCCCCGGGCCAACGCGGATTTCGCAGAAACCGCTCCAGAAGAACGGGGTTGCTTACCGTGTCAAAGGTAATTTGTTCGGGCTCTGCAAAGAGGATAAAGGCAAAGAATGCAATCATGAACATGCTAACAATCATTAGTTTCTTCATTGTGATATTCCTTTTCAATTCGTTTGTTACTGCGTTTTAGCCGACCATCTGAGGCTTCAGATTCACCGGCTGACAACTGAATCGGTTACGCATACCGGTAACCACGGTCTGCTGGCCGGACGGAGCATTTTCATCATATCTGCGAATCGGAACCTTCAGGCTGTTCAGGTGATTGACAACACACAAAGGCAACTTGACTTTTTCCCCGTCTTTCAGCTCGAACTTCTGACCGCCATAAGTGAAGTAATGCGTCACATCCGGCGATTCAATGTTGTTAAAAACAACCTCAATCAGCGGATCGTTCTTAACGGCGATTTCTTCCGGAGAGGGCCTGCGTTTCGGCTCAGCCGCCTTCTGTGTTCTCATCTCGGCTTCGACCCTGGCTCTGGCTTCCGCCTCGATGCGTGCCTTCTTTTCCGCCTCGGCCCGCAGCTGTTCATCCGGAGTTTGCGGCTTTGTTTCTACAGCCTGCATTTCATTTTCTGCTTCGGCAGTCTCAGATTCATCGCGGCTGCCTGCACTTTTGAGAAGCTGACAAAGCTGGGCATAGTCCATTTCTTCCGTAAAAGATACGCCGAGCTTCGTTAATTCTTCTCTAATTCGTTCTGTTGATAATTTTGCCATAGTGCATTTTTCCTCCATAATCCGTTTTTCGGAAAATGATAAAAGAGAGTGGACTTACGACAGCCCACTCCCAAATTCAGTTGCTCAAATAGGGTCTGCCGCTGCCGCATCACCATGGTTGACAACCTTGTCATGCTGTTCCGCGACATAAATCCACTCATCGCCATCTGTTGACAGGCCTGACCCAACGGTAAATCCGGCTGCCTTTTCAAACACAACGTCCTCACGGCGGCAAATCCAGGTGTTTGTTCCGTCGGATACCGTATCGCCAGGGGTAGTCGGCCATGTCGGCTCAGTCCCCAAAACACCCGCAGAAACTGTGCATTCGTACACAAACCCGTTATGGTTGCTTGGCCGTACAACCGTCCCAACTGCCGTTGTACTCCTGGCGGTCGGCTGTGCAGCACCGGCAACAAAATCCGATACATTCGCGTTCACAAAGCCGTCACCATCGGGAGCAGGGATTTTAACCTTGACCTTCGTGCCGCCAGTATAAGCAGCAATCTTGTTGTTGGTTCCTGCCAGAACAGTCACGACTCCAGTAGAACCTGTCAACAGCAGTCCATATTGGCCATTGGCACCCGCATCTGATAAATCCTTGTAAAACTCATAGATATTCGGGTTGGTTTCTTCCAAAGCCCTGATGAGTTTTACATAATCCGGCACGAAGCCGATATTTACATTTATCGCGGAACCATCCGCAATAAAACGTCCACTTACTTTTTTCATCGGTTATTCCTTTCTCAAAATGCCTGTTTCAAGGCCGTTATCTCCGGTTTTGACGCTCCATTAGCTGTGTGTCACCTTCAGAACGTGCATGAAGTTGTCATTCAGAATGCGAGCTGTAAACATCGTTTTCCAGCCGCTCGTTGCCCGTTGGTTAAGCGGATCGCTCGTACCGCCGGAGCCGAAGCTCTTGACGATGTTTTTGGCATTGCCGGCTTCAAGATCTACCATGCCGTAAGCGTTTTTGCCAAGGATAGGCAGATAATAATACGTCCCGCTACCATCAAACGGATCTGTGGGTGTCCCGCCGCTATGGGCAACCGAAGAAGCCAGCCAGCGAACATTTCCGGTTGAACCCCACTCGGCCTCATCCACATTGCTCTGAGCCGGATAATTAGCGGTTGACTTAAACCCGCTCACCGCCTCCAGATCATCAATGAGAGCCGTATTGAGTATCCCCCAGAAGNNTTCCGGCCTTGATCAGCTCGGTTATCATGGAAGCGTCATTGTTCAAAAGAATCTGAACAACAGCATCAATATCCGTCTTATTCAGTTTGGTAGCAGTTCCGGTACCATTGGAGGCCGTTGTGCTGGACGAACACGCAACCAGAATGTCACGAACAATTTCATCAATTGTTCTTCCCATCTGATCGCCAAGTTCCTGGGCGGCAACGGTCAATACAGGATCTGCATTGGTCATATCGACTACATCCGTGATATGCACGAAATCGCCGTATTGGGCGACGGTTGCCAGCAAATCGGTTTTGCTCAGTCTCTGACCGGATGGTGTTACACCTTCTGCCAGCTGCGTAGTGGCAGTGGATAACGCCGCATACCGGCGGAACTTGATGGTCTTGTTATTGCCTTTCGGCAGCGTCTTCTTCTGTGCAAACTTCGTATGCACAAGCTTAGGTCTTGCATTTTTCAGCAAAACCCTGTCATAGTAAACCTCTATTCCGGAATCCACCTGAGTCGTGGTTGTCAAATTGTCCATAACATACTATCCTTTCTACATTTTAGACAGAACTTCGGCTTCATACTTAGCGAATTCCTCGTCCGACATTGCCGCAAAACGATTAGCCGCATTCAGGGCACCCCTGTTTGCAACCATGCTTACAGACCCTGGCCGACTGGCTGCCTGAATTGCAGCGGCTGCGGTCTGATTTGGCTGCTGTTGCTGCTGCTTACCATCCTGCATGCTCATCTGTGCCATCTTCGCATAGTTGTAAGCAGTCAACATCGGATTTGGGCTATAGCGAATTTCCGTCATAATTTGAGGGTTTTTCAAAATCGCCTGTTTTAACGGTTCCCCTAACTGCTGAGGAGTCCCGACTAATTGCTGATAATCTGGATGCTGAACAAGAAACTGAAGTTCTCCAATCGAGGCCTGTACCTGCTGCACCATGGCCTGGGTTGCCTTCTTGGCTTCCGCGACGGTCATCACATCATCGTCTTCCAGCCCTTCATAGAAGTTGGGTACCTGCTGCTGAGGCTGCTGGGCCTGAGCATTCTGCA